CTAAAAATGAATGGCAGGCTGTAAGACAGATTAAAAGCAATGTAATTTCAACAGATGAATTTCAATCTATTCCTTTTGAAATGTTAAATGGTATTTTAATCACAGAAGAATGGTTAATTAAGCTAGGGTTTAACTATTGGCCTGATGCTGCTTTAACAGGCCACGAACTAACCATCCAATGAAAAGAAACCCTTTAAACATCCATAAAATAAACTACTACTACAGAAACTACATACTATTACCTCTATTAATAATTTCAATTATTTATGGTTTAGTAAAATTAGGTTATTGGCTAATATCATAGAATTATTAGGTTTTAAGCTTATTTTTTCATATATTCGTTTTAACAAAAGTTCCACGTGAAATATTTTGTTTAAACAAAAGTTGTAAAGTAAATTTACAGAAAAAGGATCATGAACGGGCAAGCAATAAAAGAAACGATATATGTAATTAAGCCTACAGTGTCAACTCCTATTCAGGTGCAGACAAAAGAGACTGATGGGTGCGTTCCAACATTGCCTGCGCTTGCAGAATATACCCCTACTGATGATCATTTTAATGATAGGCATTCCGTTATATGGTTCTTTGATGATCTTTTTACAGACGCTAAGATTTACCTTCAAAAAGACCAAAAGGACCTCATTGAATTAACAGATAACACTTTTGGTACATTTTATCCATATGGATTTTTTGTCAATAAATTCAACGAAAAGGCAATTGGATTTCTAATCGAATGGACAAAAGTGCTAAATGCACACGGGCCAGGTAATTACATAATTAGAAATTCATCAACTAGGGCAATAGGTACATTTCCTGATCAATACTCTTTCGAATTTAATCTTCAGGTTTATACACCGGACAGAGCCAATAGAACCGTAAGAGCCGAATGGAATAGGAATGGAGTATTGGGAAGTCGAATAAGTGACGAAAAAGTAGAAGACTATGGTACTTTGAACTGGTTCAACCAGATCCGTATTCCTAATTCAATGTTTGGATTTGATACCTCAGAACTTACAGAAGAATATATAAGATACCCAAATGGATCAAATGTGTGGATAACCGATAAGCAAGTTGAAGAGTTAACGTGGAACATTTGGCAGCTTCCGCAATATGTACATAGATTTATCCAAGTGGATGTAATGCAGGCCGGGAAAATTAAGGTCACGGACTATAATAAGCTAGTCCCCACGCCAACGATTGACAGATGGGCAGTACCAACGTCCGGCTATAAACCTGAATGGATAATAGGCACTCAAAATGCCAATGTAACAGTAACATTTAAACCTTACTTTGAAAACTTAACACATAAGAGGGAATAGATTATGTTTTGGAATAAAGAAGAAGAAAAAATAAATATCAATGATTTCAAAGATCAGTTTGTGTTGCCTACGCTACCGCCCAGAAAGAAGCATTTTAAAACAATGGGAGAAATGCTAAGGGATGTTGAAAAATATGATAACATTGGCGAAAAAGAGGTAAGCGAAATGATGCTTAACAATCTAAGTGACTTCATAAAAAAGCTTAAAAGCGATGGACATGAAAATAAGTGATCTAAAGCCTAAATCAATTAATGGAATTTCTCCAGAAGAAATAATACATATCGGGACACATATTCCAAGAGGATCAATTTCTGATAATAAAGAGCAATTATTTTATGTATTGGAGAGGGTATTAATATTGCTGTCTGGAGCAATAATAGGCTATTGTATTTGTGAATATTTAAAAGGGATTTAATGAGCAACTTTACAGCCATAGACTTTGAAACAGCGAATAGTAAACCTTCCAGCATATGCCAGGTAGGGTTAGCTATTGTTGAGGACTGTAAAATAGTTGATAGGATAAGCTATTTGGTAAGGCCAATTTGTAACGAATATTCCCCTAAAAACATCGAAATACACGGGATAACGCCTGAAATGACAAAAGATGCTGAAACTTTTGACCTCATCTATTTAAAGATTAAACAGCATATAGAAGGTAAGCAACTGGTAGCTCATAACGCTGCATTTGATATGAATTGCCTTCAAAAAGCATTAGCACTATACGGCATTCAACAGCCAAAAGTAAGTTGGTATTGTACCTATAAGATTTACAAGGAATCATTACCTCAGGCGTGTTTAAGGCATGGAATATCAGTTAACCATCATATTGCAGAAAGTGATGCAGAAGCTTGTGCATTATTAATGATTAAGGACATACAAAGGACAAAAGTAACGTTCTGAAAGGAGTAAAAATATGGAACGAGGCAGACCGACCAAATACAAGGAAGAATATAATGAACAGGCTTATAAGCTATGTTTGTTAGGTGCCACTGATAAGGAACTGGCTGATTTCTTTGGAGTTGTAGAAGATACTATTAATGAGTGGAAGAAAGAGTATGAAGAATTTTCCGTGTCAGTCCAGAAAGGGAAGACAATAGCCGATGCAGAAGTAGCAGATTCATTTCATAAAAGGGCTACGGGCTTCATAAAAGAAGATTGCGAAGAAGTATTCCAATATCAAGGCGAAGTCATTAGGGCTAAGATAAAGAAGTATTTCCCGCCTGATGCCGGAGCTGCCTTAAATTGGCTTAAGAATAGACAAAAGGACAAATGGAGAGATAAGCATGATTTGGAAGTCAATTCTAATCAAATTGACCTTTCAAAGCTTTCTGATGAAGAGCTAATAATATATTCACAGCTTCAGCAGAAGTTAAATGGAGGGGAATAATTGTATTAAGTCAAGAATTGCCACCGGGAAAATAAAATAATCATATAACTATTTTAATAAATGAATCCAAATGAATTAAGAATTGGGAATTATCTGTACTCGCCAGTAGGCGATGCATTATTAATAGTTGAAGAATTATCAAAAGACAACATAATATCCAAGGTTGTTGATAGAAGCAAATACCCTTTGCCTGATGGGTGGTCTACAGAATCAATTCCATTGACACAGTATTGGGTAGACAAATTAGGTATATCAAATAGAAAATTGGGAGTATTTGAAATTTTTGGAGATAATAAAAGAGGTTTCCATATCGCACTTAATAATGAAGAATGGCTAATGTTGGAAACTGTCCATCAGTTGCAAAATATTCATTTTCTATTTATGGGAGAGGAATTAACCTTAAAATCCAATAAGTGACCGCTCCACTTCAAATACAATATCACCAGATTTGCGCTGAATTATACAGACGTAAGAATTTTACTATACAGGCTCAAACTCCATGGGGTATTCACCAGAAGCAATTAGATACTTTAAAACTTCTAAATTCAGATGAAGTTACAAATATCGGATACGGAGGAAGTGCAAGATCAGGTAAAAGCTGGGTAGCATCTGAATATCTTACGATGTCATGTTTGGTCTTTCCTGGTACTGGATGGGGATTGGCAAGAAAGGAACTTAAGAATCTAAAAAGAACAACATTATTAACCCTATTTAAAGTATTTAATAAGTACAAACTTAATCCAGGAGTTGATTATGTCTATAATCAACAAGACCAGATTATAACATTTAAAAACAAATCCCAAATATTTCTAATTGATACAGCATTTCAACCTACTGATCCTCTTTATACTCGTTTCGGAGGTTATGAATTAACTGGTTTAGTGATTGATGAAAGTAATGAAACTCCTTATTTAGCCATTGAGATTCTTTCAGGACGTACAGGATTTAGAAAGAACATTGAATATAATCTACCACCTAGAACACTTGAAATGTTTAATCCTGATAAAGGGCATGTTTATAACAGGTTTTATTTGCCTCACAAAGAGAACAGGGAAACAGCAACCACGAAATTTATTAAAGCTCTTCCTTTAGATAATCCTGATCCAGCAGTAAAGATTTGGATTGACCAGCAAATGAACACGGCCAGTGAAATAACTATCCAAAGGCTGGTTCATGGTAATTTCGATTATGACGAAAGCAAGGATAAGCTGATAGAGGCCGATGCAATGAATGATTATTTCAGCAATGAACATGTTCAGGCGGGTCAACTAAAATATATTACAGCAGATATTGCCCGATTAGGAAAGGATAGTACTATGGTTAGGATTTGGGCAGGGCTTCGAGTAATTGAACGGGTTGAGATCTTTAAAAGCAAAGTAAATGAAACTGCTGATGCCATAAAATCACTTGCTATAAAACACCAAATTCCTATGAGTAGAATCATTGTTGATGAGGATGGAGTTGGTGGAGGAGTTAAGGATATTTTAAGATGTTATGGATTTGTCGCAAATAGCAAGCCTTTAGGATCAACGAATTATTCAAACTTAAAGACACAGTGTACTTTTAAAATGTCACAGCTCATAAACGATCGTAAAGTTTATGAGGCTTGCCAAAACCAAGGACTGATTCAGAAGATCAAACAGGAAATGGATTGGGTTCGTGAACGAGATATTGATGTTGACGGAAAATTAAAGGTTATTTCAAAGTATGAGGTTAAACAGGCTATAAGACGAAGCCCTGATGAATGGGATTCTATTTATATGAGAGCCTGGTTTGAGCTAGGATCGAGGATATAGAATTAATCTATAGAGTTAGTAGAGAATATAAATAAAATTTATTAGATTTACAAATATAGTGAGCCGGAACCTTCCACTCATGCTAAACCAAAATAGCATTTATGGAAAAACCGGTAAAATCAAAATGGCCTGGGTTGCTTCCCTTGGCCAAATCAGTTACAAAGACTTTTCTGTTTGGCAATGATACTTTTTACGATGGCGATCAAACATATGTAAATGCCACTGACAACAGACAATTCCTTCAGTATATTTTATCCGAAACCCATGTTTTTAACCGTATGGCCTTAAGGCACCTGGTCGAAACCGGATATTCTAATAACCCAGCATGTTTCGGGATTATCAATAAAATCCTTCTCGCTCAACGGAATATTAATTTTATTCCTTATTGGGCTGGTAAGCCTTACAAGAAACACACATATGATCTTGATACCAATCTAGCCCTTCAAATGCTATTATTGACTGGTACTTGTATTATCTATAAGAAGGAAATAGTAGGTTTTCCATCGGAACGAATTGTATTGAATACGCTCAATGTAGAAGAAATTTATCAGGGAGGCAAGTTTGTTTATAGATATTGGAATGATGACGGATCATGGCTGATGCTTGATAATTCCAGTATGATATTCATTAAGTTCTTCGATGTAGCTAGAAAGAATACACAAATGGGTTTATCACCATTGCAAGCTGCTTTAATGCCTATTGAATCACTTAGACAAATGTATGTTGCCGATACATCAACATTGAAAAATAAAGGCGTAGACGTGCTTATTACCAACGATTCAGATAATCCAATTGTTGCTGACGAACAAGGTGACATGGATCAAGCCCTGAATAAAAGATTAAGTGGCGCTAGGAAATCAGGAGGAGTAGCAACATCAACATCTAAACTTAGAGTTTTACAGCTAGGAAGATCAACCAAGGAACTCGCATTGTGGGATGGGTACAAGATCAAAATACGTGACCTATGCAACGTATTACAGGTTGATTCTGGCCAGTTTAACGATCCAGACAACAAGAAGTTCGCAAACGTACAGGAATCAAATAAAGCCCTATATAATGATTGTGTAATACCTTTTACTAGGTTGATTACTGAAAATCAACAATTAAAAGACGATTTAGGATTTGATATTTATCTGGACACATCAGGGATTGACTGTCTACAGGAGGCTCAAAGCGTCAGGGCAGAAAAGGCCCAAACCATTACAAATGCTATTGTTAACTTAAATTCTCAGGTTAGATCTGGCGTAATTACCCCAGAAATTGCCGTTAAACTTATGGTTAGCGAATGGGGATTCGAACAGCAAGAAGCGATTCAGTTTATTGTTTCTGTACCTAATACTCCAGATCCAAATAATAACCAGTAGAAAACAAATATTGTTTTAACGAAAAAATATTTATTCAAATTTTGTTTGAACAATAATTTTTATTATTATTGTATATAAAATCGATAGGATTTATAGAGTAATGGAAAAAAAATGTGCACATGCTGATTGCAAAACAACCTGTAACCATAAGGTTGATCTTGATTCATTACAAAAGTCTAAAGATCAGAAGAATAAGATTGTCGATGGTAATAAAATCGTAAAGAAATGATAAGAATACCAGCAGGATTGACCGGAAAGAAATTGCTTGATTTTATTGTAGCAAACAAAGCTTCACTTATTAAGCAGAAATGTGCATTCCCGATAAAGTCAGATCCTAATGGTTATCCTTATGCCGTGAAGAAAGCATCCATTAAAACAGATGCCACCAAAACAGGTGACCAGTCAGTGGTTATTGACGATAACAATGAATTGAATATTGTTGCAATCGCTAATGCTGCCAATTGGATAGACTCTCAAATGGACATGCTACTTCCTGACTGTTGGAAGAAAACAATTAAAGAGTCTGGCCCGCAAGGGAAGAACAGAATTTATCACCTGAAGAATCATATGCAGAATACAGACGGAGTAATAGGCCGTCCAACTGCTTTATATTCTCAGGATTATTCATTGACAGATTTGGGTATTAACATGGTAGGTACTACACAGTGCCTAGTGATGGAATCGGCCGTAATGGAATCATTGGATGATAAGTGCTACGATATGTATGTAGCCAAAATGATCAACCAGCACAGCATTGGATTACAATATGTGAAGTTGGACTTGGCTGTTAACGATCCTAATTTCCCAGCCGAGTTTGATATTTGGAATAAATATTTTGCACAAGCGATCAACAAAGATGTTGCTACTAGTTGCGGATATTTCTGGGTTGTATATGAAATTAAATTACTTGAGGTTTCTGCTGTACTATGGGGAGCCAATGAACTTACTCCATGTATTGATGAGGACGACGAAGAAGATATGATGGGCAAATCACAAGAGAAAACAGTAAGTGTTTCAGATCTTATATCTAAGACACAAATAAAACTATAAGACAAGCCGCCGCAAGGCACTAATAATAATTTGAGCCGGATACTTTCCACTCATGGCGAGAATCAGAAATGATTCAAAAAATGAAAAGAAAACAAGTATTAACTCAAACTTATTATTCCCATGAATGAAAAAGAATTTGAGGCATTGGTAGCCAAAGTTGGCGAAGCTGCTGCCCTAAAAATTAAAGCCGAAGTTGAAGCGGCTCAGAAAGCCCTTGATGCTAAAATGGCTGATGCCCTTAAAGACAAGGCAACTAAAGAAGAAATCAAATCACTTATCGATGATGCTGTAAAAGGCGTTAATGATGCCTATACTAAGATCCTAAAAGAGCAAGGTGAAGCAATCGGAGAACTTAAGCTTCAAATTAAATCTCATAATGCATCAGGTAAAAAGATGACATTCGAGGAGGCTATAGAAGAAGCTGTAATGGCCAAGAAGGATGAGTTAGAGGCTATTGTAAAATCTGGAAAACAGAAGGCTCCTTTTGAAATTTCGATTTCTAAATCAGCTATAACAATGGGCGAAAACAATACCATTGGTTCAGGAAACACCCAGTATTCGCTAACCCAAAACACTGGCATAATTTCTCCAATCAGAAGGAGAGAAGAAAGATACCTTCAGTCTGTATCAGTAGGGTCTATTTCAAACCAAAGAGCATTATGGATTGAAGAAACAGATCCACAAGGAAACCCAATCTTCATTGCGGAAGCAACAGGCAAGATTCAATTATCATCTAAATGGATGGAGAAAACAGCCAGTGTTAAAAAGATTGGTGCTTACGGTAAAGTAACTACTGAGCTTATGGCTGATCTTCCTCAGCTTATCTCTTACATTAGAAACTCTCTTATGAAGAGATTGTCAGTTGCCATTGAAGATCAATTGTTCAATGGTGATAATACAGGAGATAACCTTAATGGAGCATTCACTCTTGCTACAGCATTTAGCGCGGGGGCTAACGCAGGACAAATCACGTCTCCAGATGAGTTTAACGTTCTTTCTGCAATTGCTCTTCAAGCCGAAGTGGCTTTCGGTGTTGCTAATGCAGTTTACATTCACCCGTCTACTTGGGCTAAAATGAAGGCTTTGAAAAATAGCCAAGGTACGCCAATTTGGAAAGACTATGTAGATCCTATTAATGGTGATGTAGTATTTGAAGGAATGAAAATCATAACTACAACTGCCGTTCCTGCTGGTCAATTCATAGGTGGTGATATGACTGTTCTTAACGTTCTTTACAGGGAAGATTTGAACATTCAAATTGGTCTTGACGGATCAGACTTCACTCAAAACCTGAAGACTATACTTGTTGAGAGCAGACTAGTTCAATTCGCTTCTGCAAACGATACCCCAGTTATTGTTAAAGGTGATTTCGCAACCGCAAAAACAGCGTTACAAGCAGCTTAATTAAAAACTTAGGGGAGGTTTAAACGGCCTCCCTTTTAAAATAAAAAAGATATGGCAAAACAAAACCAACAAAATCAAAACCTTTCACCAGAAGAAAAGGCTCGTTTAGAAGAAGAGGCTCTAAATGCTGAGATAGCTAAAGAAGAAGCTGCAAAAGCTGAAGCAGAGGCCAAAGCAAAGGCAGACGCAGAAGCAAAGACTGCTGAAGAAGCTAAGGCAAAAGAGGAAGCCAATTCTTATTCTCAATCACCAGAAGAAAAGGCTGACCTAGACGAGCAAATAGAACATAAGATTAAAATCTTAAAAACTACTCCTCATTTAAAAGAAGGTAATGAGCATGTTGTTTCTGGAAACATTGCCAATATTTTAATTAAAAGAGGATTGGCAGAACTTGTTGAAATCATGCCAGAAAAAAGTAAAATCAATCCATAATTCTAAAATTAAAACCTAAAATGAAAAAAATATTATCATTAATCATAGCATGTTTATTTGTTGTATCCATTTCTAATGGTCAGGCGTTGCAAATGACTGGTGGATATGTAACGGGCGATACCGTTGTAAACACAGCGTCAAAAGCTTGTTCTACGAAAGTAGTAAAAAGCTACAAATCTATAACCATTCAGGCTAATGTTACCAAGATTAGCGGAACGGTTGGAGGTGCTATTACACTTCAAGGATCAGTTGATGGCGTTAACTTTGTTACGGCCGATACAGCAGCTTTTGTTTCTGATGGGCCTGCAACTTATACAGCTACTAACTCAGCATCACAAAGTAAGGTGTGGGTTATTAATGGATCGCCGTATGTATGGTGGAAAGTTTCATATACAGGAACCGGAACTATGTCAGCGATTTTAAAGGGATATATACTACCACGAGAGAACCAGTAATTAAATGGGCCTTCTGATACAATCGGATGATTTCACCGGCAAATGGGATCTTGCTAAAAGCAACGAGGACAAGATAGACGATTACATAGAAGAGTATGAGGAAATGTATTTAACTGAATTACTCGGAAAAGATCTGTTTGACTTGTTCGCTGCTGATGTTAATCTAACAACACGTGAGCCTGCAACTCCTATTTATCAGAAAATATTTGAACCGTTCACGGTTGATATTAATGGATACATCTATTCATCAGAAGGCTTAAAAAAGATGTTGCTAGGATTTATCTACTTTCAGTACGTTCGTGATAACAGAGTAAAACAGACGATGAACGGGGCTATTGATCAGCAGACAGAAGTAGGTACAGCATCAGATTATACTTTCTTGTATCCTAGATATAATAAGGCAGTTCAGACATATAGTGCTATACAGGCCTATATATATGATAACCTTACTGATTATCTAACATTCGCAGGAGTAAATAAAAAGAAAACGTCTTTTATATGAGCGTTAAAAGAAAAGAAACTGTTCAGGTTATCGGCGAATTGATTAACTCATGGGTGATACCATTTGAGATTAAATCAGTTGTCGATAATGCTGACGGAACTTATACGCTTAATGTTGATAAGACTTATTACCTACAGCCTGGAAAATATAGAAAGTTAACTATTAATAGTATTGATTATATAATTACTGATGTTCAAAACAATTGTAGTGTAACAGTTAAAGGAACAACATTGCCTCCTTCTCCTTTTACATTCAATTTGCAAGTACCATACTACTTTAATGGAACGATTGTACAAACAAATTCGGAGTTAAAGCGAGAGCCAGATTTACACAAGAAGACACCAATGGTATTTCTTAGAAGGCCATTTGATGAAACATTAGATGCAATGGATTTGGTTGACACTGATATTGCTAATAAGCCGGATTTGACATTTTACTTTCTTACAGAAGCTAACTTTGCATCATGGCTTACTGCTGACCACGATAAGTTTGCGATTAAGCCAATGCGAAACATGGCATATGAATTTATTGAACTATTAAAAAAGAATGTCAAATATATTGAGCGTCTTACTAATTACAAAATGACCGATTTAATAAAGTTCGGGCTAGTAACCCAGAAGGGCGTAGAATCTGGAGGATTATTCAGTGACAACTATTCAGGTGTTCAAATGGATATTACTCTAGGAATAAAATATCAATGTATTTGCTCAGAATGCTAAAAGAATTATTAACCATTTAAAATAAAAAACAAAAATATGGAATTATGTACAGGATTTGGAAACACCGGTTATTACCTAAACTGTGATTCCAATTTTAAAGTAATGCGCGGCATGTTTATCGTGCCAACCTACGATTCAACCGGTGAAAAGAATTCTATTCCTGCCGGTACATTAATCGATGGAACTTATCTTACAGCAAGGCTTAATGACACCGATGCTACAAAGAGATGGTATCCTTTAATGGGCATAGAAGCCGCAAACAGTGAAAGAGGCGATGCAGTAGTATTTACTAACCCATCAGGAGCTATTGAGTTTGTTAAGAACGGAGTTAAAAACGTTTCTTTCGAACTAAGAAGAAGAGGATCTGAGTTCAAGGGCCAAATCGAAGCTTGTCCTTGCAGTGAACTTTCTTTCTTTGCCTTAGATCTTGACGGAAAATTAAGAGGTTTGATTACTGGCATTGACGCTGTGTCTGATTTCTTCCCAGTGCCTATCCAGCCTAGTTCATTCTACTCTAAATTAGTGGATGCTGTAGAGGAGAACCCAGAACACCTACTTGTTAATTTCCAATACGAATTAACAGTTAAAGATTCCCTTTTAAGAACATATCCTACAAATCTAGTAACTACAGACTTAAGCTCCGCCAAAGGCTTATATGATGTTTACATGGACGTATCAAATGTAACATCAACCGGTTTTACTGCATCTTTAAGAACTATCTATACAGATGGCTCTAAATACAGACCTACAGGATTGGTAGCAGGTGATTTTGCTCTGTATAATGTTACTGATGCTGCATCAATATCAATTACGACAGTAACAGAATCTTCTCCTGGAGTATATGATTTTGTTCATGCTTCAACAACGACAAGCAAAGTTAAGAGGCTGACACCTACAAAACCTTCATTCGATTTTACTCCAGTTGTAAATAATACATTTACCACAGGAGCATAGTTTGAAATTTAATTTTTCATGTTTAAAAGGCTCCTGAATAAAAAAGCATGGAGCCTTTTTTATAAAAAGATTAAAATATGTTTGATCGACTAGTAAGTGTTTGTAATAATGTAAAGAAGATAACGGCAAACGAGCTAGCACTTTCCGTTTTTGTGGTGCCTGAAATTAAGCAGTTTATTGTTAAGCTTAATTTAGTTGATCAGCTATATACCGAAGGAGTAGATGTTAATGACAAAGTAATAGGAACATACTCTTATTTGACAGCCTTGAAAAGTAATGGAGAACATTATGTTTACAATGGCCTTGTCAGTGTAAAGAAATATGGCGAGCCTTATACATTTTATGATACAGGACAATTTTATGAATCATTCAAAGTCATTATAAAAGACGGTGGTTTTGTTATTTCGGCTAACACAATAAAAGAAGATAAAGACTTAATGAGTTATGGCGATATTCTCGGACTTGATGAAGAAAGTAAAACAAAGCTTCAAAGACAAATGTTGCCATTACTTCGTAAATCGTTACGAGAATATTTACTTAAATAAGTATTACCTGAGTATTAAAGAACTTCCAATGGTTAATTGGATCGAACTTCATAATACTGGGGATCTGACAAAGCTAAGTAAAACAGGCAAAATTTGTAAAAGAGCGATAAGGGTATTTGATAGGTTACGTGACGAGGTAATTGACAACTTTGGAGCCTCCAAGGATTATTTAAAATTACACAGATCATTAATAAATCTCGAATTAATGCAGTGTGAATTATTATGGACAGGTGATCAGTCCTTGGTGTTTCATATTGAAATGGAAGAGCGGGCAATTCAATATGCTCTTAAGCCAAAAGAGAAAGAAGATATTTATCAAGCTTTTGTATGGATAAAAAAGCAAGGAATAAATATTAATGAAGACCAAGTAAGCGTATTCTGGTTTTTAAAGTATATGGAATTTTTAATGAAGGAATCAAAGCCGAAACAGAATGTCAGAAAGTAAAAAAATACAAGGCTCGGATTTAATTGCTCCTGGCTATCTTAAAGATGCCATTGCTGAGGCTGAGAAATTCCTTCAGGTTATTGGTGATACTAAAAAAGTAATCATTGAAACCAATAAAGCAACCGCACAAAAACTAAAAGATTCTAAAGGTTCTGACTCCAAGGCACTGAAAGAGCAAAATGCTTTAATGGCCGAATCGAACAAGCAACGAAAGCTTGCTGTAGAAGCCGAAAAGCTAGAAATGAAAGCCACTCTAGATCTAGAGAAAGCCAAAAAATCCCTTGCAGATTTTGAGAAAAAGAAATTGATGGATGATGAGAAGGGCCGAAAGATGATCGAAGCCCAAAACTCAGCATATGCCCAGGCAAGTAAACGACTTAATGATTTAAGAAAAGAATATAAGGATCTAGCTGTAGCTGGAAAAGGTGGAGAAAAGGCTACGCAGGAACTACTTAAAACAATTCAAGATCTTGACAAGGAACTTAAAAAAGTAGATACTGATGTAGGTCAGTTTAAGAGAGAGGTTGGTAATTATAAAAACCAAGTTAAAGATGCGCTAATTGAATCGGAGGCATTTAGTGATGGCATAAAGGATTTAGGGAAATCATCTAACATTGCTATTCAAGGATTATCAGGAATATATGAACAGCTTAAAAAGGTAAGGGATGCACAAAAGGCCGCAGAAAATGGAGCAGGAAAATTAAGCAAAGCATTAAAGATTGGAGGAATTGGAATACTCCTAACTGCTATTGCTGCTATAGCTACATTCTTTAAAACAAGTAGAGAAGGAGGACTTCAGTTTGATTTAATGTTAAATAAATTGAAGGGCACTCTTGATGTAATTGTTGGGTCTTTGGCAGCATTGGGTAGTGGATTAGTTGACTTGGGAGAGGCAGTCAAGTTATTTTTTAGTGGAGATTTTACAGCAGCATCAACAGCGGCCAGTAAAGGAGTTGACAAAATGAGTAAAGCTTTTGACGGAAACGGTAAAGCTATCGTTGAACAGATAAAAGGATACGATGAATTAACTAAAGAAATATTTGCTTTTGAAGATGCATTAAGGAGGCAACAGATTCGCCTAAATGAAGCTAAAATGGACGAGGAAGATTATAATGAAATCCAAAACGATACTACTATTTCTTTAAATGAACAAAAGGCAGCACTGGAAAGCGCAATAGATGCTAGGCTAAGACAAGCAAAAATACAAAAGGACATTGCAAGCAAAGAGCTTGATATTGCTTCTAAAGAACTGGAATTAGAATTAAGAAAAAATAAAGCTGGTGATGAAGCGATAAAAATATTAAAGGAACAAGGTTACGAGGCATTTTTAAATAGCAAATTTACAACAAAAGTAAGCGAAGAGGCTTTACAGAAGATTCAAGAAAAAAATATTGCTGAGAAGGAAGCGGCTGACGTGTTAGATGACCTTGATCGTCAAGAAGCAGAGAGAAGAAGGCAAATAATACAGACTGAAACAATCGCAGAAATTGAATTGATTCGATCTAAAAAACTTGGTGCCGATGCTCAAGTACAGATATTAACAAAGCAAGTTGCAGATGAAAAAGAACAGCTTGAAGATAGAGAGAAGTTTCAAGAAGAATTGAGAAGGAAACAACTTGAGGCGCAAGCAGAAGAAATTAAGCTTCTTGAAAGGTTTGGACTTACTCAAGATGAAGTCCTTGATTTAATTAACGAAAAAGATGCGGTTAGGCTTGCCAATAAACTTAAAAATCTAAGAGCTACAAGACTATCTGAAGAACAAGAGACAGAGCTGGCCAAGGTTATTTTAGAAGCTCAGAATGCGGAGATAGCGCATAATTCACAAATCGAAAAATTCGAAGAGGAAAGGATTAAGCGTCAACAAAAAATAGTAAGGCTTGAACAGGAAATAGCGGTTATAAATGAAAACTCTGTTCTGGATGAGGTTACTAGAATAGAGCAGGAGAGGCAGCAAATATTAAACATAAGCAACGCCAAAATTCTTCAGGATGAAAATGTTTTTAATAAAAAACTTATCGCACAGAGAAAAGATGCTTTTTATCAAGAACAGGCTATTCTTATAGAGAGATATAGAATCCAGCAAGATCTATTATTTAAACAATATGAAATAGACAGGACGAATATTAATCAAACTATTACAGATAATAAGATAAAAGAGAAAGAGTTAGAAAAGCTTGATGCTACCTATTATCAAAATAAACAAAAGATCGAGGCAGATCAACAAAAACTTGAAGCCGAGTTAGCAGAGAAGGAATTAATAGAGGCCAAGTTAAGAGAGAATAGGAAAACTGAAATTATAGTAACACGGCTTCAGCAAGCAACTCAGGCATTAAGTGACGAATTGGATCGTAGACAGGCGATACAGAATAACAGGGCAGAATATCAGATTCAAAAGACTGAAACATTAATTCAGCGTCAACAAGATCTTGCTGCTCGTGGTCTTGCAAACTCACTTGCTTATCAACAAGCACAACTTGACAAACAGCAATTAGCTCAACAGGATGCAGCTAAAAAACAGGCTAAACAAAAAGAAGCACTACAGCTGGCTGACGCTTTGTTTAATGCCTATAATAATGAGCTAAAACAAACAGACCCTACAGGAAAACCAGTTAATAACCCTACAACAGCAGCCGGAAAAGCACTTGCAGATGTATTAATATTGAAAGGAATAGCAGCCGGACTTGTTCAGTTTGCGGCAGAAGGTAACAATGATGTACAGGGGCCAGGAACTACAACTAGTGATTCGATTCCTTTTATGTTATCAAAACATGAGGGAGTGGTAAAGGCAGAAGCTAATATGGGAAATCCAGGCGTTGTGACGGCATTAAATGCTGGTACTTTTGATCAATTGTATATGCCAAAATATGACTTAGAATCTGTAAATAATTCTGGAAATACAGCACAAAATATTTCAAATAGTTTACTTCTACAGAAAAATGAAGAAATAGTATCTCTTTTAAAAGAAATAAAAAACAAACCAGTCCAACAAGTTGATGTTGATAAATTAGGAAACTTGATAGAGACTGTTTATAAGGATGGCGTAAAAACTGTTACCAAGCATAAGAACAGGAGGAGCATAGGATGAGAACACGTTACTATCTTGATGGAATTGAAATAAATCCACCTAATAATTATCAGGAGCTTGAAATAGAATTGAACTATGATCAGGACGGAAATCAACAGGCCCTTTCAATTAATGATTGGGAATTTGGTGTAGGAGATCCATCCAAAGGAAACGATGGAATGATCATGTGTAGAAATCAATTGTTGGATCAAACAGGAATCGGAGTAGTCCAAGGTAAGCCTTTTGTTATAACCATAGATGATGAACATGGAAATACTTATAAGTTATTTGATGGATATGTTGATTTATGGAAAGCAAAATATGAACGAGGCAAAATAACAGCCAGCGCAGTACAGACCGGAAAAATTGATTGGCTGAATGACTATGCCGATTCATTTACATTTGATTATTTGTACAATGAAGGATTTTTTAAAAGTGATAAGTTTGTTGCTATACCGTATGTAATCGTAAAGAAACAAGATACGTTTGAAATAGTAATGACACTGGTTACAATATTTGTAATCATTGACAAATTAAAAGCAGTCATAAAAGAAATTGAACAAACTGTTGCAGACTTATCTAATCCTCTTACAGCTATTTCGGCAGTTGTTAAATTGGTATTGCAAATACTTTATTTAGTAGTTCTTTTTGTTGCATTGGTCAAGTTAATTGTAAGGGTTCTTTATATGCTTGTTCCTCCTGTGAAATATCATCAGGCAATGTATGTAAAAGATCTGTTTCAAATTGCTTGCGATTATATGGGATTCACATTCAAGAGTAGCATCCTTCTTTCTGAGCCATTCAACAAAATGGTAATACTTCCAGAGAAGTATAATATTATTGAGCATGCCGGATTGTTTGACGGAGTTCCGGGTGATTTTAAAAATAACAACGAAAGAACAGGACACTTCAAAGGAACATTTGGAGATCTTATACGGGCAATGAAAACAATGTTCTATGCTAAAGTAGTAATAGACAATGGAACACTTTATTTCGAGCCGTACGACTTCAGACTAGGATACAATGGTATAACTGTTCCATATACATTTGATAATATTGATTCGTATACATTGAATTATGATGATTTTAATGCAACGATGATTATTTCATTCATGACTGATATGTCAGATAGGCATACCATTCAAGAATACGAAGGAACAAGTGTGCAAATAACTCAAACTGCAAAGTCTACGATTAACCCTAAGATGTCTCTACTTAGAAATTTAAAACAGGATCAGATTCCTTTTGCACTTGCTAAGACAAAAACAGAGCTTACAATAATTGAAGAACTATTAAGCGATTTCTTCAAAGCAACACAGGCTGCATTAAATGCATTGACTAAAATTTCAAATGCAGCCATCAAGACATTAAATAAAATTATAAAAGTTATAAGGAAGATTGTTAAGATATTAAATAGGATAGGTATTAAAATAAAGTTAAATTTGCAGACTATTGATACAGTAGAGGCCCCAGAGATTGGAGATACTATTTCGAATAGACTTGGAATGCTAAAAATGGAATCGGATTATGTAGCAGTTCCTAAGATATTTTTAATAGATAAAAGTTCTACACCAAAGAATACTAAGATAAATAGTAATAATCAGGCATATGTTAACGCTAAATATCTTTGGGATAAGTATCATTACTTTAAAAGCTTTGTTTCTATTGAAGGGAAACCTGATAATCAATATTTATTAAGAGAAAGCGATGAATTTCCATTTTCGTTTGCTAATTATGAACAATGCCTTAATAATAATGCAGTAACCACAGAAGATGGATTACAAGGATGGGCTTTATCAATAAAATTCAATCCAGAAAAACAATTGGCCACCTGTAATTATAAAGTTCACAAACATTATTTATCTAATTTGTCACTTAACATATTTGAACCCGATGGAAAATAAGGAAAATAAAATTGACTTTCAGGAAGTATTGACAGGATTACACAATACGGCTTCCATGTTGAATTCTTTTATTGCACAAACAAGAGAAGGACTCCCTAAGGAACAGCAGGATTTATTGGATAGCGAAATAAAAAAAGCTCAATCTGATTTATCAAAAGTAATGGATGAAGTTAAAAATTTTAAACTATAGGTCATGGGTATCGGAATCAAATCTATACAATATCAAACACAATCAAGAGGTGCAGTAAATTTAGATATTTTGCAAGCTTGTATAGGCGAGCAGATAAAAGTTATAACTGAACTTTATTTTGATGAAGTATATATTTGTGACGATGTAAATGACCGTACAGTTCAATTTGTTCCAACTCCTGATTTGTCAGGAATTTTATATAACAATGATCTTATTTATTTTTCAGATGGAGATCTTTTGAATAATAGTCAAGTTGGTGACATATTCATCACAACAGATCCAAGTAATACCGGAACCTTTAAGCTCCTTGAAAAGCTGGCAGATGGAACAATAGGTAGATTCGATAGGACATTTAACCCTAGCACTTTAACTACTTCAGATCAATATGTTGCTAATATTACAGATCTAAAATCTTTAATTTATCAATACGGAATAAATGAATCTGGAGAATTTACTTCTCAGATAGACGGATCAATTCAGGAATTTAGTGCTGATTCGTCAGGCCCATTAGCAAGCACTTCGCTTGCACTTTCTGCCCTTGGAAATTTAGACTGGCAAATAGATTCTGTGCAACTTACAGGAACTGGATATGATCCTAATTTTCCATCTAATATAAGAGCTACAATTACCCTAACTCATACGGTTACAGTTACGCCTTTATATTTGGCTGGACAATATGACAACATGAGGCTTGGAATTCCACCTGATTATTTTAAGCCAGACAACACAATCAAGTACAATGCCCAAATTGAATGGAATAAAAGCAGTAGTTATTTAGATCCATCTAAAACTATTTCGCTTCCAGCGACTGGTCAATTCGGATGGTTTGGCACAAAATACAATGGATCAAAGTCTGATTATTCAATATCATCATTTACTATTCAAAGAGTTAGCGATAGTGAGTTTATAAATCAACTTGAATACGATGAGGTTGAAGTAAAGTTTATAGTAACTACAACAGGAGCTGTTGATCCGGTGGGAACTTCGTTTATTTTCGGTTTTAACTATTTGCCAGAAGATGAATCAATTTATCAAGATACCAACAGGTCGTTAAGCACTAACTTTTGTTTTGATTCTCAAAGGTTCAATCCAAATAATACTCCAGTAAATGGTGCTTTTTATGGAACATCTAAACAAATTATAAAGACTGTTAATGGACAAGTTTTAACAAGTTCAACAGCACAAATAACAGTAAGAATATTATTTGGTTCTGATCGCGTAAACATTCTTAAGCAGGAAGATGTGGCTCACTATGCAATGTGGATTATATCCGAAAGAACTACTTTAGATGTTGAGATTTGCGATAAGTCTAATTTACTTATTCAAGTAGACCAGATACACGAACAGTTAATATCAGTTAATTTACTTACAGATGTAACCACTTTTTTAGAACACCCATATAACCTTGTCGCCAATGGATTTGACACATTACAGATGTTCCCGGTTGACGATGTTGTTGCGAATTCATTATTTGCTTTAGATTATACAGGACTTGAAGATGATGGAATCCTTTTAAAATCTTGCACTCCTTCATTGGTTATAACACATGCGAGCGAGGCAGATATTACCTTGGATTCGGTTAGAATCAATTTAGACAACTTTCCTACCATTGGAACATTGCCAGCAGTTCAGGCTATAGATTTCAATCAATTAAGACCATATAAGATAGAGGACGGAATAAGAAAGTCTATTTCATTAGAACGTGATTACAACGCTGATTCAGGTGAAACAAAATATTTTGCATTGAATTTCCCGTTCATGAATAGATGGGAGTATTGGCTACAGATTGCAGGAATAACTTCTATACCTTCTACACTATTTGATCCATCAGTTCCTTTTAATGGTGCTAATCACCTTTGGAACAGACTTGCAAATTCATCTGGATGGACTTTAAAATATAGAGTTGTATTTGAGATCCTTCAAAATGGACAGTTGTTTGAGCAAGAATTTGAGCATGATCTAACTTCTACTTATTTTGAAAGTAATACCGACTGGAATAACTGTACTATTAAAACTTATGATCCAGATACTAATGACGAGATAATAGTAGGGTCTAAAAAATACGCCTATGGATCTGGAGATACAAAGGTAGTTTGCAGCTTTGAAAAAACAGTTGGTACGGTTCCTGATAATGTGGCCATAGTTATTTGGGCAGAAGGATTTGAGGGCGGAGGAATTACAGAAATAACCAGAATTTCAAGTCAGTTTGATGTGACTAGTACAAGCTTGTTTAAATCAATCGACGGCAATAATAGGGTAGTTATAAACAAAACTGGAGATGTATTTACAGGAACAGCCTTATTAAATGGAGATAAATTAAAAAATCTTTCAAAGCTGACTCTATATGCTAGAATATATGAGCTTCAAGATATTCTTGACCATGCTAGGATAACCAATGACTTCATATTAAGATATACTAATGATGGTCAGGTAAGACTTGTATTATCGTAAGGGCCGTAAAGAAAAAAGGGGGGACTTATCCCCCTTTAACTTTACGAAATAACAGGTGCTCGTTCACCTTGTGAATTTCACCCTGAATTAACCACTGAAGCAATATTGTTTTCAACCAATACCCTCTTCATGAATCGATCATTAATTACGTGATCACAAAGTTCATCTTTCCATTTTTCAGGCCGTTCGTAATCATTTAACCTTAATTTTTCGGCTACCAATTCAATATCTGATATTGATTGTAGTCATGCATAGTACTCTTTTTTTGTTTTCATATTTAAATAGCTGATGTTCTTCCGTGCTTTTTAAGTAATTCAATAATAAACTCTTTTCCTTTTTCGGTCCATCTTAACTGATGTGATGTTTTTGTAACCCCTTCACTGTTGGTATATGGGAATGTTATCATTTTACCAAAACCACTATCCAGGTATTTAGCCGTTAATATCCATGTTCCTCCGACTTTACGAATCACCTTTTTCTCTTCCAGGAACCTATTTAGTTTTTCGGCAGTCATTCGTACCTGCATGGCTATTTTAGAAACCTGTATAAGCTCTGATGACTGTAATACATTATCGTAATACTCAACTTTTGGAGCCTGAATCTGTAATGTTTTAATTTGTTCTTCAATTACATGGTCTTTCTGGCTTAATTGCTGTTCAAGAAGCCTATTCTTTTCAGACATTATAGAAAAGGCGCGGGTTAAAATATAATCATCGTTTTTAAGTAGTGCCTCTCGTTTGTTGAATTCAACTATAAAATCCTCTTTAAATTTTGCTGCTTTTGCTCCAGTGTATCCCATGACAAGGAATGAAAAGCCGTCTTTAGTTATTTCATAGAACTCATCATTTGAATATCCTCCATTTTGTAACTCCCTGGTTTTCAACATAAGCTCAAAATTGAGCGCAATAAACTCTTGACTACATTCTAAATTTCGAATATCTCTTAATACGTTCTTATGAGACTTACCAAACTTATCAGCAACCAATAATGAACTGGTTACGTCTTTTCCATTATTATTTTTATATACTAGTTCCATTGGTTACGAGTTAGTTTGAGGTGATTGTTTTTGAGTGCTGCTATTATTGCACTCCTGTAGTTCCTTTTTAAGATTTAAAATTTCTCTAAGCTGATTAACATTCTCGGTTCTGAGATGAAAGTTTTCTTTCATTAGCTGCATAAATCCATCCTCGTTGAATTTAATAGGCTTTCCAAAGTCCTTATCAGTCATAATAAACCTCCTTTCACGGCTACCATTAATGCACGCTCATTGGATAGATTTTGAAGCTTTTCGTAAAGCTCAATGCATTTAGTTTTATAATAATGGCTTTCATTATAATACTTATTAGCATTTTGCTTAGCTTCTTTTAATTCTGATAATAGTTTTTGGTGGTGGTCAAGTTTTACCGGAGG